TTCTCGTACGAGAACGACCCCTCACACATCCGGGCCTGCCAGTCTAGTGTGAGGGGTCTTTTCTTTCCCCACGCGAACTGAGCGGGCTTGGCAGTATATCCAAGCGTGGAGGATAACCGGGGACCATAATAGGAGCCACTTCCCCTAAGCGGCATTGCCGTTAGCGACCTCTAGGCGTAACTAAAGGCTCCCCTATGCCTACAAGGAGATAGATAATGAAGATTTCGTATTACACAGTAGACGGAAACCTAGATACAACAAACGGATATGGAAATGCTGGGTTTCAGTTCATCAGAGCGCTTCAGCGCTCTGGGCACGAAGTGCCCTTTAATGACTCTAAGTCACCAATTCAGATTAGCTTCTGTCAGCCTAACCACTATAAGTTCCATAACGGACAGTACAAGATTGGCTACACTCCTTGGGAAAGTACCGAACTTCCTAATGGATGGGTTCGGAGAATGAATGAGTGTGATGAAGTCTGGGCTACTTCTGAGTGGGTCAAGGATGTCTTTTGGAAAGCCGGGGTTACTGTCCCTATCAAGGTTGTGCATCATGGTCTTGACCCTATGTGGACTCCTGTCAAGAGAGAGGTTGCAGATAAGCTACACTTCTTCCATCATGGAGAACCGGCGCTTCGCAAGGGTGGTCAAATGACATTGGACGCATTCCGGGCGGCTTTCGGAGACAGAGACGACGTGCATCTCACTATCAAAGCTAACTCTCAACACTACCTGAGAGCATGGAATGATGGAGTCTTCTCCTTGCCTGAATATGACAATGTAACCATCATCACCACCTTGTATCATCCAAGCGAGCTAGTGGACCTGTATCATAGAATGCACTGCATGGTCTATCCATCTTATGGAGAAGGCTTCGGTCTCATCCCTTTGCAGGCACTAGGAACTGGAATGCCGGTTATCTCGACAACCGATTGGGCTCCGTATGGTGGCTACATTACACGGGCAGGCCTGGAGATTCCGGCGCGGCAAGACCGTAGCCTTTGGAGCATTCACCCTGGCAACGTTTACTACCCAGACTTCGAGATTTTGAAGGCAAAAATGCTGGACGTATACGAAAATGCCGGGTCTTATTTTGGATTCTTCGAGCACAATGTTCCCAACGTTCAGATGGAGTTCAACTGGAACATCATCGCGAAAAATGTTGGAAATCGGCTTGAGAAAATTGCCAAAAATTAGTGCTTTCGAGAAAGCACCGGGCATATACTAGAAGATACGAAATCATATTACAAGGCCCTTCTAACCGGGGGTCTAGGAGGAGTCTACTATTTTGGAAAGTTTCATCGGTGATGATGGAAGAATCACTGACCCATACCGCAACTTTATCCACCAATCACGATATGCGCGCTGGCTCGATGACGAGAACCGCCGCGAGACGTGGGTAGAGACAGTTGACAGATACGTCAACTTCATGGTTGACCACCTAAAGTCAAATGTTGGACACGAGCCAAGCGTTGATGACGTTGAGCTTGTTCGCCATTACATTTTGAATCACATGTCACTACCAAGCATGCGCGCATTGATGACTGCGGGACCAGCATTGGCCCGTAACAACGTCGCCGGATACAACTGCTCATACATCGTTATGGATGACCCAGTTGCATTTGATGAGGTATTGTTCATTCTCATGAACGGAACCGGCGTTGGTTTCAGCGCCGAAAAGCGTTACACGAACCAGCTTCCAACTGTTCCAGTTCTTCACGATTCAAAGCAGCTAATTACTGTTGAGGATTCAAAAGAAGGATGGGCGCGGGCTTATCGAGAGCTTGTAACCGCTCTCTACGAAGGACGAGTACCAACTTGGGATGTAAGCCAGGTTCGTCCAGCAGGAGCACGTCTAATGACCTTTGGAGGAAGGGCCAGCGGTCCAGACCCGTTGGTTGACCTATTTGCATACACGATTGAGAAGTTCCACGGAGCAACAGGGCGAAAGCTCACTTCACTTGAGGTTCACGACATTGTTTGCAAGATTGCGTCTGTGGTTGTTGTCGGTGGTGTCCGACGCAGCGCGCTAATCAGTCTTGGAGACTTGGAAGACCAGGATATGGCAGTCGCTAAGTCAGGTTCTTGGTGGGAGGACAATGGTCAGCGTGCATTGGCTAACAACTCAGCCGTCTATGAGGGCCGACCAAGCCGCGATGTATTCGACCGTGAGTGGCAGAGTCTAATTGATTCTGGTTCAGGAGAGCGCGGGCTATTCAATCGTCAGGCATCCAAGGTACAGGCAAAGAAGAATGGCCGTCGTTCAATCGGATATGACTTCGGAACAAACCCTTGCTCTGAAATCATTCTTCGACCAAATCAGTTCTGCAACCTTACAACAGTAGTCGTTCGTGGAGAAGACAACATTGACGACCTCAAGAAGAAGGTCGAAGCCGCAACAATCTTGGGAACATGGCAGTCAACCTTGACTAACTTCCAGTACTTGAGAGACGAGTGGCGAAAGAACACCGAAGAAGAGCGTCTATTGGGCGTTTCCATGACTGGTCCATTCGGTAACAAGTGGCTCAACTTCGGAGTCAGCAAGGACGCAACTGAAATTGCTCTAACGCTACTCAAGAAGGTTGCCATCAAGACGAATGCGCGGGTTGCAGATGAAATTGGCATTAACCGTGCCGCTGCAATTACATGCGTCAAGCCAGAAGGAACGACAAGTCAGCTTACCTTGACTAGCTCAGGCCTTCACGCATGGCACAACCCGCACTATATCCGTACCGTTCGTGCAGACAAGAAAGACCCACTAACTCAGTTCATGATGGACGCGGGTTACTACTGGGAAGATGACGTAATGAATCCTGCTAACACAGCAGTATTCTCATTCCCAATTGCTGCACCAGAAGACGCCATTACTCGTAATGACCTAAAGGCCATTGAGCATCTAGAGCTATGGATGTCTTACCAGCGTTACTGGTGTGAGCACAAGCCTTCTGTCACGATTTACGTAAAGCCGGATGAGTGGGAAGAGGTTGGTAACTGGGTTTACGAAAACTTCGATGAAGTTTCAGGAGTAAGTTTCTTGCCACACAGTGAACACACTTACCAGCAGGCACCTTACCAGGACATTACTGCCGAAGAATTCGCGGAATGGACTTACAAGGTTCCACATTCTGTCGATTGGTCATTGCTCTCCGTATATGAGACCAGTGATTCAACCACAGGAACCCAGGAATTGGCTTGCGCAGCAGGCGCTTGTGAAGTAGTGGATGTTGTAAAGGCATAATAAAAGACCCCGGCTCATTAGAGCCGGGGCTTTTGCCTTTATAAGGAAAGAGCGTATACTGTAATAAGAATGGAAGGAGGAAATTCTATGTCAGAAAATGAAGAGCAGTTTGAACAACTGCCACCAGATGTCGATGATGACGCTCTGGACGATTCTGTGTCCGCATTGCTTGGAAAGGATATTCCTGAGGTAGAACTTCCTGACTATGACCCAGATGCAGCAGAATTCGATGATGAATTCCTAAAGGATGATGCAAATGCCGACAACTAAGTTTACAGATTTGGCAACACACCTCCGCTCATGGGGACTCAAGGTTCAGGAAGTTGATGGATGGCAAACCCGTTCATCTAACTGGTCAAAGAGCTTCAGCCCAAAGGGAGTTGTTTGCCACCACACGGCAGGACCAACAGCTAACGGAAACTACCCAAGCTACAACACTGTTTTGAACGGACGCACTGGAATTCCAGGGCCGCTGTCTCAGTTCGGTCTTGGACGCGACGGAACGGTAATTCTCTTTGCTGGACACCGTGCAAACCACGCTGGTGTTGGTGGACCTCTAAATGGTATTCCAGAAGATTCAGCAAACGCTTATATGTGGGGTATTGAGGCAGAGAACTCAGGAACACAGCCTTGGCCTACAGTACAGCTACAGGCTTACTACCGTCTAGTTGCCGCACTTGCTAGTTACGACAAGGCACCATTCAAGGCATCAATGGCAATTGGTCACAAGGAGTGGGCTCCAGGTCGTAAGACTGACCCAAGCTTCAGCATGGCAACTTTCCGTGAGAATGTTCAAAAGGCTATTAACACTGGAAAGCCATCCACCGGAGGTTTGGCTATTGTGCCAAAGACCGGGGCTAAGATTGATAATCTAGGTAACCCTAAGTACGGAATGGGACCATATGATGATGGTCGCTGGACGCGAGGACCAATTCCTAAGATTCCGCTGTACCTTTACGATGTATACCTAATGGTTGCAAAGGAAGACGGGCGTTACAACAGACCTTTGGATGAATTCCAGCTTGCCCACCAGGCAAAGATTGTTGCAGAGCTTGACCACCTTGCTCGTCTAAAGGGAGTGCGACCACAGCGCACAATCGTCAATCTGATTAAGCAGGTTCAGACATTGTGGTTTGGATACAACTCCAACACGAAGAACTATGGCTTGTTCGACAGAAAGCTACTAGACTTGTTCACCAAGCGTCAGGGCTGGACCTTCTGGGACGGACCACGCGGCTGAACAAAAACGTCGCGAGTCCAAGAGACAAGCGACCACGGGCGTGCGCATTCGTGCTCGTGCCTTAGGATGATATAGTTGCACACAGAGAGGCCACCTGAGGAGGTGGCCTCTCGCTCTATTTATGGTAGAATTAAACAAATGACCTATGTTTACCACATCCTGCGTGATAACCCAATTGCCGTCTATCCACTAGACAGCGGCGTTACCGACGTATCAGGATTTGACCGCGATGGTGCCACCACAGGTACTCCAACCGTTGACCGTCCACTCACTGCCCGTGGCATTGCCGCACAGTATTTGGACGCGGCGGGCTTTACGTATCCAATTGGAGATATCATGATGGCGACAAAGCAGCAGAAGTCATTTAGCCTTGAGGCGTGGGTAAAGCCACATAATGCAACAGGTCTGGCAAATATCCTAGCTAGAAATACTTCAGGTCTGTTCATTGATGAAGGAATCCTATTCTTTCAAGTGGCTTCTCCTACTGTAATCACAAGCGTCGAATATGAATGGCTAGACGTGGGTCGAACGGCTCATGTTGTTGGTGTCTATGACACTAATGACATTTATCTATACGTTAATGGCGAAGTCGTCGCTTCCGCAACTGTCGATGAGTCAATCCGGATTGATGGATTGATGGATACCGCCACAAATCTAGTTACAAACACTAGTGGCGGCGCTAAGATGACTGTTGACGCAGTGGCAGTATACAATTACCCATTGTCAACAAAGACTATTCAGTCTCACTATTCTGTTGGAACTACTTATCCGAATGTTTCCGACATCTCAAAGGGCAATGGCGGGCACGTCTACTTCATGAATGCTGACAATGCCACTATCCGAGCCTCCTTTGATTCAGACTTTGAAGATGCTAATTACGTGAACGCCGGGGTTATCGATGGGGAGCTAATCAACCTCACAGACCCAACAACCGGAGATTACGCAGCGGGTGTCTGGGAAAAGTCAATCTCCTTTGCTGCCGAAACGGGCATTGTCCTTGAAGGTTCCTCTCTAGCTTGGGAGGCATCACCTGGAGTAGTAGTATCAACCGCACTGAATGAAAACTCTTATACAGTCGCTACCAATGGAGCGCAACCATTCTCTGGATTGGATATTAGCACCGACCAGACATTCAAGATTAAGGTGGACCTTCCAGCAGGTACAGACCAGGCTGTTGTTAAGAATATGACCTTCAGGGCATATACCACAAAGGCTATTAAAGGAAGTGACGAGGCAGTGGCAATGACTCTTACTGACCCTGCCAACGTTGATTTGGATGTCTTCGCCTACAATCCTGTTGAGTTCAATGATTTCGGCGGGATGAAGCTTGGTGCAACCACTGGATTCACAATTGCACAAGACACAAATTTCGGCGGCTACACAGCAGTCGAGTTCACAGTCTTTATGAGTGCTAATGCCATTTCCAAGACCCTCTTTGCGGCAGGAAGCCATACCATCACTACAAATGCGTCTGGACAATGGGTTCCAAACAGCCTAGTAGCTTTGGTTGTAGATGGAGTGGTCATTTCTGCTGCAACGACAATCACACTAAACCGCTGGCACCACGTAATTGCCATTTTCGCAGAGCAGACATCTGCGCTGACATTCCTAAGCACTGTTGCCTGTCGAATTGGTTATCTCGCAACATACACATCACAAATGTCAACTATTGATACAGCCGGGGCTCAGAGTATTTACCAGAACTGGGTTGGAGCACCAGCATTGCAGCTTGTTGAGAGCAATACAATCACAATCTCCGAGTTTGAAGCCAAGGCATACACCTATGACTGGGCTATTCAGCCTGCTGGATGACAATAAGAGCCACATAAAGCCGATTTTCGACCACGGGTTGGACAAATTTGCGCTTATAACTAATTCAGAATACAATGATTATATGAAGATGAAGCTTACCAACAAGCAAATTGTTGAAGACCCGGATGTACAGCATGGCGTCTGGGTTTGGCAGATGCCAAATGGCGCTTTTGTCATGGATGAGGACCGCAACTTCCTTCTCACTATTGGGTATAAGGGAGATGTTACTGCGGCTTTTACATTGGCAAAGGCTGTACGCGGATTCGGAATTAATGAAGGTCGCCCGGTTTTCCTTGAGGGTCACCGACCAGTTGATGAAGAGGAGTATCAGCGTCAGAAGTTCCGTATGTCTCTAGGTCTAACTCCAGACCCAGAAGACGTCGGAGCTATCAACGACGAACTAAAGCATGGTCGCCAGTAAAGTAGCAGGCTCACGACGCCAGAAGAATCAGACTCCAGCGGAACCTTATGAAATTGAGGTTTCGCTTGGTTCTGTTGTAGAGTCACTTGCACCGGCTAATGAGACAGACGTATTCGCCAAGGAAGTATCTGACTTCCGTGAATACGAGGGTGTAAACCCAAATATGAAGCGTAAGGCCGCTCGTCTAGAGAAGGTCCAGCGCGGCACTGGTGGTGCAGAATCAAAGCGAATGGAGCGTACCGATAATCAAACCGGTTACACGCTCTTCGATGTAGTTCTTCCGCCATACAATCTAGATTATCTCGCGGCTCTCTTCGAGAAGTCTTCTCCACACGCAGCCGCCGTCAAGGCTAAGGTAAACAACATTGTAGGCCTTGGTTATGACTGGGTTGAGTCTGATGACACCAAGGAGAAGATTGATAATGCCGAGGGTGACGAAGAGAAGCTAAAGCAGATTCGTCGCAAGCTCTCTCGTATGCGCAAGCAAATGCAGGAATGGATTGATTCTTGCAACGAGGAAGATGACTTCCTTGAAATCATGCGTAAGATTTGGACTGACTACGAGGCAACCGGAAACGGATATCTTGAGGTTGGTCGAACAGTCACGGGTGAAATCGCATATCTAGGTCACATCCCATCCACTACAATGCGTATTCGAAAGAAGCGAGACGGCTTCGTTCAGATTATTGAGAACAAGGCTGTCTTCTTCCGTAACTTTGGTGACCAGAAGACTGTTGACCCAATTGGTAATGACCGTCGTCCAAATGAGGTTATTCACTTCAAGAAGTATTCACCAACGAACGGATACTACGGAATTTCAGACATCATTGCCGCCATGCATGCCGTAACCGGTAATGAGTTCAGCGCAAGATTCAACCTTGATTACTTTGAGAACAAGGCTGTTCCACGCTACGTCATTGTTACCAAGGGTGGAACGCTCTCACCAACATCTGAAGCTCGATTGGTCGAATTCTTCCAAACGACAATCAAGGGAAAGAACCACCGTACATTGTACGTCCCTCTTCCCGCTGAAGAGCCTGATAAGAAGGTTTCCTTCGAAATGAAGCCGGTTGAGGCTGGGACTCAGGATGCGTCATTCATGAACTATGACAAGTCCAACCTCAACAGCATTCTCATGGCCCACGGGGTTCCTGCTGGAAAGGCATTTGCCAACACTGGTAATACCTCTCTGGCAAACAGCCGTGACCAGGACAAGACCTTCAAGGAACAGGTCTGCCGTCCGGACCAGAAGATTGTTGAGAACAAGCTTCACAAGATTATCAAGGAGAAGACAAACATCTTCTACCTTAAGCTAACCGAGCTTTCACTTACCGACGAGGATACTCAGTCCAAGATTGATGAGCGCTACTTGCGTCTTGGCACTTACGTTCCAAACGAGGTTCGCGCACGTAAGGGTCTCCCAGGAATCAAGAAGGGTGACCAGCAGATTGAAATGTCTCCGCAAATGAAGGCTGAGCAGACCGCTCAGGCAGCACAATCACGAACCCGTGACCAGCAGCGTACGGCAAATGCGACAGATTCTAATGGCGAGGGACGAAGTACTCAAGGCGAAGGAAGGACTCCGGGCACGGAGTAACACGTGAACGAAATTGAGCGGCAGAGAGACAAGCTCGCCAGGCGTCTCAGCAAGCCAATCAACACGGCAGCCATTGTCATCATGGGTGTCTACACAGTCCTGTGGGGATTCTGGGTAGGCAATCCATTTTGGAGCACATTCGATGAGTCTAAGCAATACGACTGGCTAGCGCGGGTTATGCCAGAAGAAGGCTGGGGGCTAGTCGCTATCGCAGTGGGTGCGGTTATGTGCTATGGAGTTGGTAGAAATTCATTTCGCTCATTGAGCGCGGGTTCTTTGGTGGGAACTGTCTACTGGGGAACTGTTGCAATGGGCTATTACATTGGAGATTGGAGAGATACAGCAGGACTTACAAAGACAATGATTTGCCTCTACTGTGCATTCATCTTTTTGAACATCAGGATGAATCGAGACAGGCTAGTTGACTGATTTTGGCTTTTGAAAAAGAACTGATGTATATTACAAACATGGAGCTAATGAAGGCAAAGTGGTCTACGGACGGTGACAATTTCACTATTCACATGCCACTATCCAAGGTTGATAAGGAGAAGCGAACCGTTAGCGGTTGGGCTTCCCTAGATAACCCTGACTTGCAGGGCGATATCGTCTTGGCCGAAGCTAGCCAAAAGGCATTTGCCCGTTTCAAGGGAAACATCCGCGAAATGCACCAGCCAATTGCCGTTGGACGCATGCTTTCATACAAGCCTGATTCTTTCTACGATACAGAAACACAGAAGTTCTACAATGGTATTTGGGTTGAAGTATACGTATCCAAGGGTGCTCAGAGCACATGGGAGAAGGTTCTAGATGGAACACTTTCCATGTTCTCTATCGCAGGTCCAATCATCGATTCAGAGATGGAATTCAGCAAGGATGCTGGACGACCACTTCGAATCGTCAAGGATTACGACCTCGTTGAGCTTTCCCTTGTAGATGCCGGTGGAAACCAGCTTGCACACGTAATGAGCTTTGCCAAGGATGTAACCGGGGCTCTCATTATGAAGGGCATGATGGCAGATAACCCAACAGAGAATGTCTTCTACTGCGATAAGCATGAGGAAGGCATCGCAAAGACTACCACCGACGATTCAGCAGAGTGCCCAGAGGGACACAAGATGAAGAGTATCGGATGGTTCGAATACAGCAACGATGTCGAGAAGGCCGCTAGAGTTGCCGAGGTCATCGCTGAATTCAAGAATGAAATTGTCAACGATGAAGGAGGTGTAGACGTGGCAGACGAAAAGATTGAAAAGCAGGCTCCAGATGTTGAGCTAAACCCAGGCGTTCCAGCCGATGAGGAAGGAAAGGCCGCAACTGAGGTTGAGGCTAGCGCTGAGGAGAATGCAGAGACAACCGAGGAAGCTCCAGTAGAGGAAGCTGAGGCTGAGACGGCAGAGGCCACTCCTGAGGTAGCTGAGGAGCAGGACTTCGAGAAGATGTTCGATGACCTTAAGGGAGCAATTACCGAGGGCATTAAGAAGTCAGAGGAGACTGCACGAGCAGAGCGC